GGATTTTCCGGTTGTACTGGAATATCAGTAGGAGAGTGGTAGTCGCATATCCCCAAGTCCGGTTTATCAGTTTCTGAATTAAATTCATCTCTATCTGCAATAAAGCTCAAAACACCACCGTGATTTTTTCCGTATAAATAAAGAACATCATCACTTCTTGTAATTTCAAAAACTTTTCTTGGACTATTGATATTTCTATCAATAAACACTCTTTTATTTTCAAGAGTTATACCGTCATCATCTTCTGGAATGAGAACTGTAAAGTTGTTTGAGGCTAATGTGATATAGTTATTTCCAAACTGTCCAACATCATATTTAGATGCAGAAACAAAATTAGCCCAACGCTCTATAATGTCACCATTCGACTTTTGCCATTTTAATTTATACTGACAAAGAATCATTGTCGCTTTTTCATATATGCCATTATTTCCAGGATATCCAGTAATAAGCCAGTATCTATCTTCAAATAAGACATACATTCCAGCTTTAATAGTTCCGATTGTAGTAAGAATGCTACGCTCCATAGATTTTAATTGAGTATTAGATGTATTATCCTGAATTACACAACGTAAAGTTTTGCATTCTGTCATTGAGGAGTTATATATTTTTACAATCTTTCCTAGTGGAGAATCTAACGCTTCCGAAAATGCATCATCTTTAAAATCATTAAACGCATCACTTTCATATCCACCTGTCATATTTGGCTTGGTATTATTGCCAATAAGATACCACTCTTTCACATTAGTACCTCCTTATGCCAACGCTGTTGGTTTTTGATTTTCAATCATATCAGAGGATATAGATGTAACATATTCAAGATGAGCCTTTTCAGCCGTTTTAGTTCCATTAGAACCATCTATACTCAAATCTTTTCCGACAATACTAACACGCTTATTAACCAAAGTAACTTGTCTTTCTTGATACATCTGTGTCATAAATTGAGCAAGAGTATCAATGATATATCTATCTAATTTTGTATCAAACTCTAAAATTTCCTCATCAAAATTCAATGGATCTAATTCAACAGAATATCTACCAATAGCTTTTTTTAACCACATAAGTTCCAAAGAAAAGGGAATAACTTGTTTGTCAGCAAAAGTGGATTCAAATGATTCAATTATCTCAGATGCCTGTGTACGTTTATCCATTGAATCACCACCTTTACGGTCTAAAACCTGTATAATCTATACAGAATGCAATTCTTCCATAATCATTAAGTTTCAAATCCTTGATCGCAGACATAAGGAAAGCTCTTTCAGCTCTTGTTATAATACGTTCTTTGATTTTCTCTTCAAAATCTTTCTGATCTTTTTCGTCAAAAATTTTCTTGATCAAATCTTTTGTAACGAAATTTTGGAATGTGTCTTCTGATTCGTAATTCGCCTCGATACGTGTTGGTTTATCATCAATAAATAAGGTTGCATGAGAACCTTGACCGTCTGTTCCGTTAAAAAGTAAATTTCCATTTTGCACCTGAGAGATGATTTCGGACGCTTGAAGTCTAACTGTTCCCAACGGCGGAATTGTAACATCTCCATTACTTTCAATTCTCTGAAAACCAGTTGTCCAACGAGCGATACTTTTTACTAATACCTTCTTCTCAGGCTTATATTCATCAATCTTTTTTTTAACGGCTCTTGTAGTTTTTGTATCAGTGCTTTCAGTTACTTTTTCTTCTATTACTTCATCTGTTTTTTTATTCATTTTGAATCCTCTTTCAACTATTTTTTGTAAAATGTCAACTAATCAAATAGAATGCTTTACTGAATTATATAAATCAATTATTTTATCAAGTTTCTTTGATTTTTCAAAAACATAATATTGGGTTTTCGTATTTTTATTGACACCGCAATCTATATATCTTAAACCAAATGACATGATAAAATAGTGCATTCTTTTTGAATAACAATAAAACTTATCGTTCATAAATTACTCCAAAGAATAAAGTAGTAGTGCAATAATAGCACCACTACTTATTTGTTATATATATTAGGCAGCCAGTTCAGGGGACAATTTCTTATCGGCGATTACACCAACTTCATATTCGCGCCCCGGAGCAACAAGGCTTCCAACCTCCATATCAAACCGTGTGATAAGGTTACCACTTGTTACATCATTTCCAGACATAGATGTAAGTCCACCACGAGTAATCGTGTAGATCGGTGAGCTTGTACCTGCCGGAATAATAAATCCAAGACCAGACGGAAGCATTGTATTAAAGTTCTTTCCATCATCTGCCAGAGATGTAAGATCATACGGATTTGGAATTTCGCTAAGAATAGCACCGTTGTACATTCCCATAAGTCCTGTGTTATGAATCTCATTCATAACATCTCTTGAAATACCAGTTACATTCGGTGTAACACCCTGATATCCAGCAAAGCCGTTAAACTGAGAAATCAAAGCATAGTCACCAGAAATTGTTGGCTTTCCGAAACGTCTAATCGGTGTAATAACTCCGTCAACACCAGTCTTTGTAAGCCCGTCTCCTTCAAAGAAGTATTTAACACCCTTAGCATTTTTAATTGCATTGTAAATTGTCGTTACAACATAGTGTGTAGCTTTATTTCTGATCTGAACACGAACCTGTTCCTGAAGTTCATTTTCATCTGACATATCGCCAAGAGACGCTTTTCTATAATCAACAGCATAACCACCAGAAATAGTAGTAGTAGCGATTGGTGTACGTTCTTTTCTAATTGTTGGGAATCCAACATCCTGCCCCAAAGCCTGCTCGTTTGCCGAGAGATTTACGAACTTCGGGATCTCAACTTCACATGACTCATTATAGCCAATATTCTGATAGTTACCGAAAATTCCAAGCAGTTTAATTTCCTGTAGCAATTTTGGCTCAATTACGAATCTACGCATCTCATTAATTTCAGAGATAGCTTTTGTATCCCCTGCCGCCGCTTTACTATTCAATTCTGCAATATATCTTGTAGCAGCATTAGCAGTTTTGACATCAAACTTAGAAAGGTCTTTTCCATCAGTCATTGCAGAGAAGACTTCAACAACTGGAGACTTTCTTGTAATCTTTCCGCTAACATTGTTAGCATCTTTTCTTTCATTATTTAATTCAAATGTATATGA